GTAGAGGCGATTTAGGTTGTCAGCTGCAGGAGCAAGAGAACTGGAATATAAAAAGTTTTCTCTATCATCAGTAACACGGTCGTCCCAACGAGCTTCGACCACCGGCCGGCGGAAAAAGAACTCTGTCGAGCGCGAAAAGAACCTCTTGGTATAATAAGATTGTGTGGCACCTTGTGTGTTTTGCAATACGCTGCCGCTCTGGCCGGAACCGAGGCCGCCTGCGGAACTAGAAAAATAGGCTTCTTGGCTGCCAGTAAGCTTGATCCCCAGACCATAGTCAGTCTGAGTACCATTAATCCACCGCTCAACCAGATTGCTGATGTCAACTTCAAGGTTCTCAAAGCCTAGTGGGAAACGCACATTGTAATTATTAACACTTCTATAGTCGCCGCCTACCTGAGTCCAAGAGGATGATGCGTTGGGCTTCATCCAGTTGCCAGTTCCCAGATCTTGGTAGTTGTCCATGTCGAGGCCGGCGCCCTCTCGCCAAGGCCGGGAGACAGGAGCAACCACTAGGTTGAAGTCTTGCGGGAGCGTCCATGGGGTGCGCGCGTTGTATAATTTTAATACAAATGAAACGGAGCCGCTAGCGCCAAGACGGCCTGCAGCACGGTCGGCCGACATTTGGGATGTTGGGAAGGACATCAGAAATCGAGAAAGCTCCGGAGATTGTCCATTAGAACCTGACTCTTGTCCATAAATTGAGAAGACCTCTAGTGCATCAGCATAACCCATATTGGAACCAGTGCCTCTAGTAATCATATCTGATTCATAGGCGTTGGTGATTGTCGTGTCTGCACTAGCAGTGTAACGAAGTATAGACATTATCGGATTGATCCTTCAATATCAATGTTGGGGAATTTAAGTTCAAAAATCACATTCGGCTCTGCCAAGATATAGCGACCATCGGCGCTCAGGTTCTTATTAAAGTCATAACTCACTCTAGCATACATCGCGCCCGTTCGACCGGTGATGCCAACATCATAAACGTCAACCACGCCGTCGACGCGGCTCAAGACCTTATAAAATTCAGCTACTGTGATAGACTCTCCTACGTCGTATTGATTCCGGAACAAAAATTCTCTCAATGCAGCTGTTGCTTTATTTAAGACGGTATACCTGTTAGCACTTATATCAATCGCCAAAGAAAATACTATCCCAAAGTTAACAATCACTGCATCAAGAATGTCAACTGTATCGTTTATCATTTTATATTGTAGGATCCAGTTTCTTAAGTTATTTTTTATTGTTACGTTCGCCGCAGCTAATTTGCCACTAGCATTCTGTGAAACCACATAAATGTTGAGATTTCTTTTAAGCTCATCGAAATCGCGGAGGACCGCGGCACGTTTGATAGCACCGAACTTGTCGGGCATCGCATAACAAATAGTTTGATAATCCTGCGCAGTCACAGCACGGTTCTGTGTGGCGAAGTAGCCCTGGACACGTTGCTTGATTTCATCAGAGGTTGGCAGCGAAATATCTCCTACGAAAGGTTCATCGTTTGAAACTTCCAACGACCCAATCACAGCATTCCTTTTAGATTGTAATAGGGCGCCCTGATTGGTGAACCGGAAGATCGGGCGGTTAACTGTAATAATTGTGCCGACTGCTGCGTTAACATCTTGAGTGGTGTTGGATCGATAACCAATACGTAGCGTGGTGTTTGCGGGCGCAATACCGAATTTATCGGTGCTTATAAGTTTTGTGGGGTCGAAATTCATATCATTAATATAATTTCTGCCTGGCAGTTGTAGAACCAAGTTAGATGGATCGACGACCGACTCTGAGAGTAATTCTGAATCTGAGCCGTATCCGAACTGAATGAACGCTTTGCCGGCGACACGCTCAAGAATAAACCTTCTTGCGACGGGGACCGCTTTCAGCAGATTCTTTACTGTGTTGCTAGTGCTACTGTTTGAGTTGGGAATAGCTTTATAGATGATATTTTGAGATAAGTTGTCAACCTCATAATACACGTGACCTTCACTATCGGTAACCGAGAGTACTTCAGCGACGTTGGATGTTTCCAAATTCACCTTTAGGAAGCGCTGGAAGTTGCCGACCGTTACTTCTTGGAAACTAGTGCGGCCCGAGACTGCTCTCCCCTGCGAACGAATAATATAGCTTGTTGGCGCACCGGTTGAGGAATTAACCTTTCCCGGGACGACTTGATTTGAAGTTTCAGCGAAGTTGATGTCTTCTACTAGGGTATACTGGCCGCCGCCGATAGAAGAGAATGTAGATCCCATTGTGAGGCGAGGTGCGTAATCAAGATCCGGGCCCAGATTAACTGCATCAGAAGGAACTTCTAAGTAAAAGGTGAGCACCCCATGGGAGCTAGGTGCTGTATTGAGTTTGAATCCCATTTGGCGAGCGAGGCGAACAACATTATTGTATTCGATAGCCGTATCTAGGAAGCTCTCATTTGCCTGATAGTCTAGGTAGAACGACAGTATATCTCCGACGTATGCTACTGTGTCTAGCATTAAGGAGCCAAATGAGGCCTCGTTAAAATCTTTGTATGTATCAGGGTAGTAACGCTTAGCGTAGTTCTCCAGGTCGCGACGAATTGATTCAAAATCGCGGCTAGTATAATCAATTGGTTGTAGTTTTTTATTACTCATGGGGGCGCCTCATTATACTAATTAGACTCCACATTGATCTGTAGGTTAGATAAAAGTTGTAAAGGTGTAATTGTAAAGATGATATTCACAGACAAGTTATGAGGATATAGATCCGGATTGTCTTCCGGGATGGCATATTGGATATCATTTATCTCAATATATGGCAGATATAGCCCGGTTTGCTCTAGTATCCTTTCTGTAATCTTATCATAGGTATCAGAGGTATTCTGTTCAAAAAGATATCTCCTTAGGCCGATGCCGAAGTCGGGATCCATTATCCTCTCGCCCGGGATCGTGAGTACCAGCATCTTCAAATTTTGCTTTGCTAGTTCAAAGAAGTTCGTGTTAAGGTTATATGCCCCGAAAATCTCGCTTGTGACAAGAGGCAGTGCAACTGATAGTCCAGAACTCATTTTTTATTTCTCCCCAATCCTTACGGTACTTCACCCGGTTCACAGAGGTCCTCAGTAGCCTCCACAGTGACAGATGCCTCTTCCGGGTCGAGACATACTTCTGGGTCCGGAGGCTGTAGAGCGTCCACTACTTCGTCCTCGCCAAACTTAATTAGTCCTAATAGTAAATAAATTAGTCCTAAAGGCGTTGGGGGCATCATTAATAAGCCGGAAATCTTTCCAGTGAAATTGATGCCGTCTCTTTCGATGTCTGGAAAGAAGTTTGGGGGGAGAGTTGGCATCAGCGGATTGCCATCGTCGTCTAGTGGTCGAGGTACATCGGCGAGGCTCTCCATAAGAACCTGAAGTATGCACAAAATAAATTTAAGGAGATCGTCGCCGTTAATTCCCTGGACCTGGATGCTCTCAGGATCAACCTCCTCGCCGGGATGAAGAGCTTGTTCAATCGCGAGGGCCGCCTCTTCGCGCGCCACATTGATGCCTTCCGCTGGGACATTCAGTACTTCCGCCAATTCATCGAAAGCGTAGCCTGTGACATTCTTGATGATTTTCGTAAGCCCAACGTGTGGATCGATAAGCTCACAGAGACCCTTGAGGATATTAATGGGCGTCATGATAAGCATCTTTAATATGAAGTCTCTGGCTGAGGCGCTGTGTTTATCAAGCTGATCGTCGACGGTACCTGCGAGCGACGGAGGCAGACGGCGTAGATCTGGTTTGTTCTTATAATTATCGTCGTTTCTAATGGTCGAGATCAGTATTTCTAAAGCAAGAGCGTTCGAGGCATAAAAAGATTCATTAATATTCTGGAAGTATTTCCCGGTTAGGAAGAAGTTCTGCATAATCGGAACAAATGTAATAATTTCTTTACTGAATGTTGTTGAGAAGTACTTCTGGTATTCTGGCTTGTCTGTGAGGACGTCTAATTCTTCGGGGCTGAGAGGTTCCAAAGTAAACCCCTCCTGGTCAGCGCCGATCATTGCCGCTTCTTCGCTTAAAGCGGCGAGTTCTGCATCGATCGCGGCGTCCTCTTGGATTAGAATTTCTTCTTCCAACAGATTAAGGCCCCTGTGAACATTCCGGAGCATTGTTCTGGCATAGGGCTGATCAACTAGGAGGGTCTGGTGATCACTTGTAGTTACTTTTATCGTTGAGTCCCAGTTTCGATGCCCCGTGCCAAACAGTTGGTTGTGGAGTGATACAAACCGTATTATTATTATATAAGGTATGAATACTATATCACCAGTGAGTGCATCATCCTTAAATATGAATAGGTCTGGTGTTTCATTTCCGTTATACTTATATTTGGGCAGCCCGGGCGATGCGGGCAGCCAGCCCTCGACGAAGCGATCGCGGTCAGGGCCATCGCCGGAGCCTAAGATGGACTCAGGTCGGATCTGCGTTCCTTGTGGGGCCCAAATACCGTGACCTATATTTTTGGCGCGCTTGAGGAGAACATTCATCTCATCTAGATACCGCCACCACCGCTTTCGCTGATTTGTGTTCCTGCGGCCCAGATCTCCAATAATACCCGTCTGGTTTGCGGCACGGCGTATGTCAGTGCCGGCAACTAGGGGATTCTGTTCGACAGTGGTGATCCCGGCGATCTTTTGGTCCTTGACAAAGACGTCGTGGGGGTCACTACCATCTTGGTGGGGACCGAAGAGGGAATCTCCGGCCGACCCTGGGGGGAATTCATCGAAAACTGCGCCTTCGAGACGTAGCACATAGTTGGCCTCGGCTTCGACTTCAGAGTTCTCTAGAGGATAATCGGGATCGTCTGGGCGCCCGACGGTCCAATGTGGAAGTGTCCACAGTGGTAAAAAGGTATAATCTAGGTCTGGGGATTCATCGGTCATTTTCTGTCTCTCAGTCCTCGGGGGGCCAGGTTGAAGTCGAGTTTACGGCTTTGCGAACTTGCTCCATCATAGTCGAGTTTGTTCCTTCGCTATCAAAAGAGGGTATCATACCATTAAATTCAAAGATGTTAATGGCGGCGGGCGCTTCGCCACCATAATAATACCACATTTTGATCGTGGCTTTTTTCACGCCGCCGAGCAATGTGTAGTGTTTACGAGTTAAGAATACTCTTGGAGTATCATCTGTTCCATAATACTCTTGTATCTTCTGTACTAGCACACCGGGATATTCATTGGTAACTGTGAATGTTGGGATGCTGGCCAGAAATGCTTGATCTAAAGAAACCGGATTATTACCGGGGACCGACATCCGGATCGCTTTAGCAACCGACTCGCGACCCAAATATAAACGTTCAGAGATCAAATAGTCAATTATTTCATCAAATCCCACAAAGGCGCCAGAGTCTGTTACAGAAAAAGTTACTCCCGTCGGAAAAGCTATCGTACCATTAGAATATTTGATACCCCCTTGTGCCACGTTGCTCTCTCGATTAATTTTTATATTAAAATAACTAACCAAGTCGCGGCGGACTGTCGACTCATCCATATTTTCACTATTTCTTAGGAATGTAAGGAGTGATGTCGTTATCTGCTTGCGTAAGAACTTGAATATAAATCCACTTTGATTCATGGCGTCGGCTTCGCCGTCGGTCAGAAGACTATCAAGCTTAAAGGCAGTCATCACAAAAATATTCTTGATAAAAATTTGTGCGATCTGCATCTGAATCAGTTCAAGGTGCATGCCATACTTGATAACATTACGAATAATAGTCCGGCTGGGGATCTCGGGCCTATCGTTACACATCGCCTCTACATACTCGTCCTTCAGTTGTTTCATAATACCTTGGACATCCAGCAGATCGGCGACCTCAGATGGTGGACAATTTTCATTAAGATGGAAAAGTGTCAATGATTGCAAAGTGGCGGCATCAAAGACACCATTTGTAATCACATAGTTAAACATGTTGTCAACTAAAATTCCGTATACAGTGGGGAAGTGTTTTGATTCTATGAGTGCTTTTTGTTCAGGTGTTAGTTCTCCCGTTGACAACGCTGACCAGCTCGGCGCGAAGGCATTTACAAACGGTTGAATATAGGTGTTTTGAATATTGTTCGCGGCTGTTTCAAATTCCTGTTCGAGCATGCTCTCGGTTATCTCTTCCATCAGTTGTTGTTGAGGGATATAGTCGCCGCTCGATTCGAATTCGACAAAAATGTTGGGATTGTTTGGAGACTCGCGCGGGTATTGTATTTTTAGGTAACTGCCGTGTGACTGTAGGTTTGCCGTTGTTGCATCCAAAATCCATTGATGGATGTTGTGGATTGTTGTGCCACCGGGTTCGTCGGGGGCGAGCACAGTCACGGCCCCTTTCTCGGTCTCATAATATTGTACTAATTGCTGCATATAGGTCTGCATCTGATAGTCAAACGCTATCATATAAGTTTGTATAGCGGAGAGCATAACTGGGGTTAAATCGTTGAGCGGCACCAATTTAAGAACACTGGCAGAATATCTAATCTGATTGTATATAATAGGATACACTTCTCGGAATGACGGAAGTACATAAACCGACTCGGCCGTTTCGGACAGACCGACCGCGAGCGCCTGTTGTTGGTCGTAGTTCCATAATCCTTGCCAAGAGAAGTCTTCACCGTCGGTAGCAGCGGCCTCAGCGTATTCTTGGGTGACAGAAGCATAGTTGGGATTAATATCCCCGGGTGGTGTTAACGTAAGATGATATAGTATTCTTCCGATTACGCGGTCGTCGCGCCAGTGGATCTCTGGGATGTTAATAGGGCCACCGACTTCCGACACCGCGCTGGCCGGGGCGGGGTCGACTAAACCTTGAGAGGCAGAAAAGGGGTCAGCTCCGCCGGCGCCAAAAAGGAATGGAGTCGCGGTCGGAAAGGTAAAGTTGATCTCAATCGGCTTATAGCTTCCGTCTGTAATCGGTATCTGACTCTGCGTAAGAGCAGAAGGGGGAATTGTGCCCGAGAACTCCTGAGCATTGTCTATTGTTGTCGATGAGAAGTTCCACGGGATTGTGAGGCTTCCGGGAACATATTCTAGGCGATCTAATTCAATATAATTGATGAACTCGCGATAAAACTGCAGATTAAAGCGATAGGACGGGAACACGGGCATTCCGGGATTGGCGGGGTCACCGGATGGTGTGCTGAGGCCCATCA